GCAAGATCAACATTAACAAAGTTATTATCTATATTATATATAATCTTCTGTGTATCTTTCTGCTCCGGAAATAACCAACCTTTAATTCTAAAAGCTGTATCAATAACTACTCTAAATTTATCTGAATATGTTACATCAGTAGGGGTATTATAATTTAAATCTCCAGACCATAATACTTCGGATCTTATTTCCTGCTCGTAATCAGCACCGAATTCAGCAGGCACTTTCCAAGATAAAATAATGTATGGGTTGTTATAGGGTATAAAGTTTGATATAATTTGATCAGCATCAGCCATATAACGTGTCATTATTGACATACTAACTGAAAGATCTACCGGTACCGGCATTAAAAACTTAGACCCCTTATTCGGATCTTCCTTCAATTGACCTGGTAGATATGAAGGCGCTAGTTTATTAAAAATTCTGGATTCGTCTCTAGTAACACTAGTTAAGTTTACCGCTACTACAGGTAATGTAAGATTTTGAGCCTTATTAACTATATCGTACATTATTCTCTGCTTTGGAGCAAAGACGTATCTTACATCAATATTCTGTTTAGCATTACGATTTTTATCGAAACGCGAAATCACCGTATCATCAAACGCAGCTACAAACTGTGTGAGAAGATCTTTAATTTCAAAATGGTATGCCCTGTTACGCACTATATATATTTATTACACAAATCGGTCTAGATAGTATTTAGGAAGTTTATGCCTGTTTTTTACTATACTTTCCACGATTGCAGCATCAAGGATATATGTTATACAATGATCTTTATGTGATCGTATGCCTCTACCACAAGCTTGAATTAATGAACATAGCATTTTATTTTGATACCAGTCAAAGTCTTCTTTCATTAAGCTTTCAATACGCTTATCTTTTGTAGGTAGATATGGCGCCTTAATAATAATTTGAAATCTAGCTAGATCATCCTTAAGATCAACCCCATAAGACATAGATGGTGATATTAAAACAGTCGGGTCATCGGTTTCCATATGCTGCTCTAAAATAACTTCATTTCGGACGCCTGGTTCACGTATTAAAAATCTACGGTCAGTAAGATTTTCTGATAAGAAGTTAGTAATACTCTTATTCTGTGAATGTATAATACCCTTATCGTTTTTATGAAACTCGCAAATTTGAGCTATCTGCTTACATATCTTTGGTAAGTTCTTTTGCATGTTATAGTAGTTCAACTTTACTTTTGTATTGCAATATATAGGTGCATTCTTAGCGTCAAACGTTGACTCAGCTTCAATATACTTAAAGTTATCAATTCCCAACGACTTACAAAAATTCTTAGAATCGATAATAGTAGCTGACATAAGAATTACTTTATCAGCATACTTAAACAAATAATTTGATAGCTTGTCTACCTTAAGAGGCATAAAAGTAATAGCCTTACTATCCCTCTCAAAAATATACTCACTATCATACCAAGTTTCTAGTATAAGTGATAGCTTACTATGTAAATTACCGAGAGCAACTAACTCGTTCTTCTTTTGAATAAGGTAGTTAGTTTTAACCTTACTTGTACTACCAATTGCCTCCTTTAGCCAATCAATACGCTCTTTGAGTGATAATACTAATTGATTTATCCATTTTTCGACGTTAGTACTCTTAGTTAAAAATGGCCTAACCTCAACTTCGTTTTTGTAAAGGAACTCAAAGTTAATAGTACAACTAAACTCTTTAACTAATTGATCTTCTAATTCCGATGCCTCATCACAAATCAAATATTCACGTTTTTTAAGATGTTCAGGTAATGCAAAGAACATATTATAGTTGAGAGTATTGAATCGTGAAGTTAGAGCTTTATTACGTTGCTCATAATACGTGCAGCAATTTTTACCCCAACACTCTTCACGAAGCTTCGGTAAATGTAAACATGGTGCAACTTCCACCGAATAATCCTCATCTACTACACAGCTATAGTTTGACTTCCCCTTTAATACCTCAACATCGTTAAATAACTCCTTATATTGATCTTGTAGAGCTTTAGTAATTGTTAATGCTGTACAGCCAAACGACTTCTCCTCATTACACTCATCCTCATACGCATAATTACCTCCCTGCGTTCTCTTATACGCCAGATAACTCGTCACTATATCACGATACTCTTTTGTGCATTGCTCGGCGACATTGCCCATGGTTTTTGATACCATAGACTTACCTGATCCTGTAGGAGCATTACAAATGACGAACTTATAGCCATCAGTGAACGCTTGTTCAATATTCTTTAGAAGCTTTACTTGGGTTGGATTAGGATCATATCCAGATGGAAAGCTATTAATTAGTCCGGTTAGCACACCTAATTATACCATTGTTCCTTTATTAGGCAATATGTAAAGCAAGTTGTCGTAAAATTTTGATTTAGAGCTGCAATCTAATAATTTTATGAACATAGAGTACTGTTCCGGTATAAAGGAACTTATACGGTAGTTAAATATCAACTTATCTAACGAACCTTCTATTTTAAATGGGTAGGGTATTTCGTATATTTTAATTTTACCGTCAATTTCTAAAGAAAGAGATATGTTATACTGCTTAATTTTAAAAAGCTTAAGTTTACCCTTTTTAATAATCTTCTTATCGGTTTTAATTATTATATTTTGTAGCAACAAAGGCTTTAAGCTTTGATTTACCCTTTCTAAATTTATATTCATGAGTTCATAAAAGCTAGTTTTTGTTCTGCTGACATAGGATATACACTTTCATTAAAATACGTCCAAAATGAATCATCAGCCGGGTATTGAGTTATTAGATTAGCTTGATTCATATTAATATTTCTATATCCCTGCATTAAAATATCCCACACAACTAGTAAATTATCAGCTGCTTCATTTACTTTGTGCGGACCTCTTGGTGGCCTGTAGTTTAGGGTAATTCTACCATTTGTAGAATTTAATAAGTTATATGACTTTGTACAGAGTATACGACGGGTAGCAGGAAAACCTGCTTTAGGTATTCTACGCGCAAATCTTAAGTCTACAACATTTGTTAAAAGAATAGAATCAAGTGCTGACCTCTGTATTATCATTTTTAGGTTTGCATATACCAAACATTCTTTCTTCGTTTAGAAAAATTCCCTTAGTAATTTTACCTTTACCTGTAATCTCTACATTAGCAATAGTAACTCCAAGATTGTTCGGAAATATAACTATATCGCCTTCTTTTGTATACTTCGCATCAGGACCCGCGAGAATCACTCTGCCCTTACGCCACGCTTTAGTCATTATATTTGTGGGTACAACTATACCATTACGTAAAACCTCGTCTCCGTTAGCTGACTCATCAGCATATTCTACAAGAAGTATGTCATCAAAAACAAAACTAAGCTGGTAGTCGTCTAAACCAAAATCACCCCTGCCTCCTTGTGTCAGGTCAATTAGACCTCTTGTAGGAGCTAAATTATCAATAGATGCCGTTGCCATATAATCTATTTACTAAGGTTTTTATGTAAATCAATATACGACCTTAACTCTCTTACAGAGATATTTTTATTCCGCGCAATAAGATCTAGATTCTCTTCCTCAATATCCTCCTTTTTAATTTTTTTATTATATGCTATACGCTTAAACTTCAATCTTGGAATAAAGTAATAGTACAGTCTATATTGCTGTTGCTTATCTTGAAAAATACTACCAAATCTATTTAACGTCTCATTAGTAATAGAAGCCATGCCCTTACTATAGAACGATAACCACCTATTAAACATAAACGGAGTAAAAGATTGCTCACCTTCCGAATCTAAAAACTCAGCATTAGTCTTTTTAGAGTAAAATAGCTTATTTTGTAGCTGAAAAAAATTCATTAACTAATTATTTTAGTTGTAGCAATCCACTGATCTTTAACTTCTAATTCAAACGCTTTAATTACAGCATCCATAAATGCCTCTATCTGGGCATCATTAAGATTACTCGAATAAGCAAATCCTGGAGCTTTCTTACCAGCTTGTACATTAATACCAGTATGACCAAGAGCAATATCTCCTTTACTATAGGTAATTGATACACTAACTTTACCCTCTGAGCGCTTCTTACTATCACTCCCAATAAACTCATCAGCTACCATAATATCATCACCATCCATGTTAATAGGTCTTTGAATAAGTTGACCTAACATACCTGCGATGGTAGTATTAAAAAGACGTTGAAAAGCAACTGCTCCTAAAGGACATAAATTAGGTATCTCCCAGCAGAAGTTAATTGCATCTTCTGAAAATATATAGTCATTAGCTAGTGTATCTTCTAGGTCAATTAAATTATCACTCACATACATAGGAGCCCTAAAAGCTACAATATTACCATACGGTGAGACTTCTTTCCGAAAAAACTTATACGCGAAGCGATCGTGAATAAGATCGCCATTATATACTTGCTGATCAATAATCATATACTTATATTATAATATAAAGTTGTTAAATCAACTCTATTTACCCCGCTTTTGCTCTAACGTACTAATAAAATTTTTTCATGCTTTTTTAATATATAACGCATCACCCCAAACCGGATTATCTCTATCCCATACTTCTTCCACTCTTTCAAAATTATACTTAGATAAGAAATAATCTAGATCTTCTATATATGCACAATTTTTATATAACTCATCTCTATTTACCTCTGTCATTACATAATCAATATTGTTAAGTGTTTTTGAAGCACCTAGTAATACACTTAGCTCACTACCTTGTACATCCATATTAATAAAATTAAAAACGGGTGATGTTTGGTATTTATCGAGTGGCTCAACCTTAACTTTTAACTTCTTATCAAATACTATACCCGGATATATATGTGTATGCTTGTATGGCTCTAACAATGAGTTAGATTGACCGTTATTACCGCTTTCGCGATGTAAGTTTGCTTCACAAGAGAAAGGACCTAAAGCTTTATTAATGCATATAGCCCTATCATCTTTCGAGACCTTTAATTTAAGTTTTTTAAAATTATCGGGATCTGGTTCGTAGAACACCATATGTTTTATACTCTCAACCTTTATATATTCGTCATACTCAGTACCTACATGGCCGCCGATATGGATAACTCCTGTTATATTCATGCCATACTTTTTAATGGCATTATGTAGGTCGATCATCATATTAATTACTTACGTATTAAAAGTTTTTATTCCAGCTTTCATCCCATAAGTGTATGCAATACGTTTCTGAGCTAATATATTGCATAGGGTTATTACCCCTCACTCTTAATCGTGGAAAGCACGGGTACGGGTAAAAATAAGAATTAGGAAAGATAACAGTTTTACTATTTAAGTTCTTCAAAGCCGCTCTTGTAGTATGATAAGGGCCTGTTGTATCTATTATTGCCATACCGTCATTCCAGGTTATTTCTTTATCGTATGCTAACATACTTGTTATAGTATCTCCTCCTGGTATAGTACCTAATATACTATTCGACATAGAAGGCCACTCGTCAAAACATACTCCACAAAAAAAGTCTAGATCTAATAAATCGTCAAAAAACTTTACAATAATATAATCAGTATCTAGATAGACACCTCCATGTTCATATAAGATAATGTTTCTAAGTATATCGGATTTTTGACCAAAATTTGGAGTTCTATCATAAAGTTCTTTATTTTTAAACTCTCCTAACTCTGCAACATCACTATCTCTCCACAACTTATACTCCCATCCGTTTTCGTTACAGGCTGCTTGTATATCTCTACATGTTTTCTTTTGTTTTTCGGGTAATTCACCACCTATCCATATTTGATGTATTATTTTAGGTATTACAGGTTTACCCGGTTCGCTCTGTATGTAGTTATTATATACCTCCTTTATCCTATTCCAGTCCTCAACTTGCGTCGGTCTATTTAAATATTCAGATGAATAAATCATACCTAAGTCGAACTTATCACTTTTCATAACTTTTAAGTGTTTTAAGAATTTGTTTCGACATACCTTCAAGAGTAAAGTACTTATTGTAAATTGTTTTACCTCGTTCTAGCATTCTAACTTGTGTATCTTGTGATATACTTAATAACTTATCTTTTAGTGTTGGTATTTCACTCTCCTCAACTAAAACACAAAACGACGCGTAATCTATTTCACCTTTAAAAGGTAACCACTCTTTATCATAAACTATAACCGGTATAGAATTTAATTGTAAAATTTCGTAAAATCTAAAGCTCTGTGCGCCATACCCTCGAGGGCATAATGAGAATTTAGATCTGGTTGTTATATCTATAAAGAATTCTAATTGATTTTGTGGTATAGTATCTGTCCACGGTTTCATATGTAATTTAAAATCCTTATCGGAGCCATACGTCTGTTTTATTCTATCGCGAATTGGATGCGTGTCTGACCCTACAAACGAACAAAATATATCTCTGTCAACATCTGTTTTAACTGATGGTAGTTTTGAGCAAATTAGTGGTAGAGGTATACCATTACCATTACCGCCGCCTTCAAAGGAAATAGTTCCAGGTGGTAGTTTCTCAGCTACAGCATCATCATGCTGCGATACAGTAAAGTATTTGGTGTCGGGTAAAGCGTCTAGATAGGGTTGAATAAGTCTCCTACGATTAGCACCTTTTGTTTCCATTATATAGACGTTTGTCCAAAAAATCGGTATAAGTGTATAGCCAATCCGATCAAAATCTGCTTTATTGTTAAGATAAAAATTATAAAAATACTCTTCCATATAATATCCTTGATGATAGGGAGGGTAAGTAGGATGGTCTAAAGGAATTCTAAGATCTTTAAAGTTTATTTCCATTTTATTATATTATATATTGTGTTGTTACGTTATCAACATTGAAATATAAATCTATATCATCAATATCCGGATTCACGGGCCACCATTTTATATCTTCTTTGAACGGAAATATAATATGATTATGGTTACCTAAAAAAGCAGCCCACCATGAAAAGCTAGATTGTGAAATAGCAATATTTTCACTATACATAAGTGTCTTAAAATCATCCATAGCTCTGGAATCACTGTGAACTGCAAAAGTATCAACTACCCCTTCCGTACTTAAAGTACAACCATCTTCTTTTATAAGTTTTTGTACAGTTTCACTTTTTGAATTATCAGTTACTATAATAAATTCTTTAAAGTCACTATCACTAATTAATTTTTTATAAAAATCATAACCTAAAAATGCATTTATTGTAACGTAATCAGTCTCTCTTACATGTAATACAAGTTTATTTTTATTAATTGTAGTATCTCTTATCTTAAAGAGATTTCTTAATTCCTCTCTATACTCTATATAGAATCTACTTTTTTGGACATAAGAATCTACGATAACATCACCTTTATGGTTGACGAGCATATCAATATCTGCATACTGATCTCCATAACTTCTGGTATTAATGATGTTGGTCAAATTACCCACATCATTTAAATTACTTGAAATTCCGAAGTTAGGTAAGCTATCGTGATAAAAACTACAATTTTTAAGCTTACTGAGAATATACCCAAATGTGTATTGGAATATTCTATTACCCATCCTACCAGCTGGGTCGTACTTTACGATTACTTTCATATTATTTGTTACTTTAGTGAATTAGAAATATAATCAGCAAACCCTACAGGGTTGAGGTAATTTTCGTATATAGAACGACTATACCTTTGAATTTCGGCATATTTTTTATTGTCCATATTTTTCCACCACTGCTTTATATCATTGACTATACCTTCCGGTGTAGTGATAATAAAATTATTCCAATTTACTACGTCATCACATGGTAGTGAGATATCAGTATCAATTATAATCGGGATCTTACCGCAGGATAATGTTTCATATAATCTAAAGGAGAAATTTCCCGCTCCACGACAACATAAAACCAGATCACTACTCTTCATATTAGTTTTATATTCTTCGCGAAGATGTTTACCGTGTGGATTACCACCCCAAAACGCGCTCCTTATTATAAAACTAGTTTCTAAATCCTCACTACCTTTTAATCTCTCAATACATTTATGTCTTACAGGATGTGTGATAGCCCCGCAAAAACTAACAACTGGCTTTAAAGAGTAATCACGTATATCTGATGTGCCAAAATCTTGGCTCCAAGCCGGCATAGGTACCTCGTTTGGTTTCTGGTTTGTTTTGTTAATAGAAGTCCTATAAACTAATAAATTTGAAGGTAGTGTATCACTTATAGGTACATCACTATCATCGTTAAAAAATGCGATTATTGGCTTCTTAAAATCCTTAACCGTTTGTAAGAACGGTACTATATTTTTGTTTAATTTATCATGAAAAATTATACAGTCAGCTTCTTGTATAGAAGAAAGCTCTACTATTGACTTAATACCTGACGACCAGTTATTATTTTTAAAATCATTATTTTGCTCTAACACCTGGTTACTAAATAAGGGTAGAAATAAAAATTTTTCAGATATAAAATTACTTAAGCATATATTTTCTTTATCATACCAAACTTTCATAATTTGTTTTAATTAAGTTAATTAGTTTAGTTTTACCTTCTACACCTACCACATAATTAGCATGATGTATTTTCATGCTCTTAGGAGGTATAATATTAGTACTGTTATCCCATACATGTGTACCGTCAGGATTGTTGTAAAAATTGCCAATAGTATAGTATTTATTTTTATCTAAGAGCTTATAGTTAACATCATCCTTGTAGTGATTTAACGCTACCTGATCATTGACTAATTGTCTGAATGTTTTGTATATTTTTGTAAAGAGATTAAAGTTCTTTTCATTACCTCTAGCAATAAAAAAACCTGCGCATAAAGAACCGCAATCCTCTTGACAAGCTATATCATAACCATTTACACTCTCCAACAAGTCGTCAATAAACTTATCGTAAAAAACAATATCAACATCTGAAAAAATGAAATATTCATTTTTATTTTCCTCTATTGCTTTTAATATAACTTCAAGTTTATATTGCATAGACTCAAGCCAACCAGCCTCCATAAACGACCCAGAAGACGTTGTCTGCTTATGACAAGCGGACCTTATAGCTAGTTCATCTTTAGTATATAGCTCTCGTAAAGACTTTTTAAAGTAATTTTCATATAAGTCCTTATGCGATTCACTATAATGGGTATATACCTTCATATGTTAAATTTGTATTTTAAAAGATCTACTTCTTTTTTAATTACAGGTCCTAGTACTCTCTCGAATAACTCATTATCATCCCATATACCGTCTCGCGTCTCTTCTAATGCTTCCGCTGTCTTATCCATGGTACCTCCTTCAGAGAAATGTAGATGCTTAATTATTATATCATGATAATATATTTTTCTTTTAATAGATGAGAACAATCTATCTAAAAACGTATCTTGAAAAATTTCCTTTATCTCCGTTTGTACATACCTACCAACAGTATTGATATAATCTTTATGAACAAAAGAATTTACAGCTAAAGGCGGTACATTGACATACTTATTACCCGGACCTCTCATACCATCATTACAATGCACAAGGTAGATATTATCTTGCTTCGATTTAAATGTTTCAATTATCTTTTCATCCCAATCTATAGTCTGAAAAATCATATCGTCACCAACCATAGCCACCAAGTCACCGGTACATTCAGTAGCCATTTGATTCCATATACCTGATAATCCTTCTGCTTTAAATAGTCCCTCCGGTAGTTCAATATACTTTATAAAGCTTAAATTATTTGCTATACGCTTGTATGACTCCTTCTTCGAGTCATCAGAATCTACTCCCAGTACCAGTTCTATATTATCTATATCTTTACATGTCGCAAAAACACTACTAGTAAAAGTTATAAACTTATTTAACCTTTCACGGCTGGGACATAATAGGGATATTTTCATACTGCACTTTTTATTTTTTTGAGATTAAGTATAACCTCTTTAACAGATGTATCACCTACACTTACCGGGCTTATGCCGTGTTTACTAATAAAATGTTTGGCTGCTTGTTGAATATTCGACTGCCAGTCGCTACGTGGTCTAATAGCTGAGGACTCTTCCGAGCATTTTTGCTCTTCGACGTAATCTAAGCTGTTAGCGAGATCAGACCACCACCAATAGGGTGTACTGTAACCCTTTTTAGCTAACATATATGAATGATCTACATGCTCAAAAGCGTTAGTATATTTTTCATCATGTAACCCAACTTCTTCTAATGATTTTCTCGTATAGAAAGTTATTGCACCTACACAGTGCCTATTTAATGCTATTTTTTGGTCTCCGTAATCAATTACTTTCCGTGGTATAGGCTTACCACCACTAATACCAGCCTTATTAGCAGGACCGTGATAACCAAACATAAAATGTTGTATACCAGTAATTTTCGATGCTCTAATATAGGCTTTAAATATATCCTTTTTAAATCGCATATCATCTTCAACTAGTATAATATAATCACATCCCTTATCTAATAGGTGTTGCATGGCTGTATTCTTAGCCATACCCACCCCTACACCACCACCGGTTTCGATATACTCCCCTTTAGTATACCGTACCGCCTCTCCGTCATTAACTGTTACGAGCTCATCATACCAATCATCATGTATCGAGTCAATACAAACTCGATACATGTCTTCACGGTTGCAGGTTATAATCGCTACTCCTATCATCACCTAAACCAAATTTAGCAAATAATTCCTTTTCTTTCTTTTCACTTTCAAACGCTGACTGTTGTTGTTTAACTAGTGATTCTAATTCATCTAGATTATTTGGGTTGAGAATAGAATGTTCATCACCATACATGTCACCTTCCGGTGTAATATACTCAGCAATTAAATCGACTCGTGCTTGAACACTGTTAGGTAATAATATAACCGCTGGTGAATCATCTTTAGGGTAAAAAACATCAGCTTCTGAATTTTGCATATACTGTTGATACAAAGAATCAAAAATATTGTCCACCTCTTTAATATATTGTAAATCTGCATCTCTAGATCCATCTTCTTCTACTCCTTGTTTTTCATCGAACTTACATAAAAAAATTATATCTAAGCTTCTCAATGATTCTTTACATAGAGCGATTTGTTCAGTAACAAACTCTTTTGTAAAGTTTTTCTTTTCTTTATCATTACTCCATAACGTATAAGCTAAGGAATCTAACGGACATCTATCATATACTATGTTGTCATCTTTACTACTCGCGAGTAGTTGATCAACCATAAAGTTCATAACTTCACTTTGAGTTTCGGTTGTTGTATGGGATGAATGATCAAGTTCCTTTTCGACCAGCATATCTCTATAAGTTTTTTCCGGAGTCTTAAAATTACTCCACGTATAGAGAAAACTATTTACCAGAGTTGTTTTACCTGAATTAGCAGTACCACTAAAAGCTATTCTCATAAATTTATTTACTTGTTTTTAAAAATTGGCAAGAAAGGAATGCCATTCCTCTGTATATTATTATTATTATATATAATTACTAACGATTCATATGCCATTGATTAACGAATTGATAGAATTCATTACGGGTAGCAGGATCATTCAAGAAGTCTCCACTCAATCGAGCAGTCTTCATTTCACATCCATCATGTTTAACACCGCGTAAACAGGCACAAGTATGTGAAGCTGAGATCTCAACAGCAACTCCTTTATTACCTTCACACATTGCTTCAATAGCAGTCTGAATTTGAACGGTTAGACCTTCTTGAATCTGTGGACGTGAAG